CAGCAGGAACGCCAGCAAAAGCTTGTCTTTGCGGTATAGCTCCAGCTTGCGGATTGTACTCAAGATAAGCAAAATTTTTAATATTTGCTTTTTCCCATTTAGCTTTATCTTTAGGGGCTATTCCATTTATAGTCACTAAATAAGGGGCTTTTGGTGCTAATGCTACTAATTCAGTTGTAGCACTTCGCCAAAAATTAAACATTGCTTGAGGGTCTTTACAATCACGAATTAAAGAACGTAAATGTCTTTTACCTTCTACAATTACCTCCTCACCCCATACAGGAATAACTGGAATAAAAGAACCAGCCCACTCTTCTTCTTCTAAAATTTCAATGCCATTAATTACATAGCGAATTATCTTTGGTGTTTTTATTTCTCGCTCTTTAACAATTTCAATGCCATTTAAAGCAAAGACAACTTGCATTTCTTCATCAGCTTCTAATTCTGATTTTAAAATTGTCTTGCCGTCTGACAGCAAGCAAAGTGTTTCTTTTTGATACTTCTTGCAAAAATATTCAGCTACCCTGATTTGTCCGTCTGTCGCTGTCCAAGCATTAACGCCGTCCCTTGTATCGCCTTCAAAGCTAACTTCTTTTGCTTTGGGATATTTTGCCTTAAATTCTTCAGGACTTAAAAAATCAGAAATAAAACAATATTCCCAATCCTCCGCATTAAAGCTAGTTGTGTTTGTATCCCAATGAACCATTAAAGGATTTGCTATGCGTTCTATTTTAGCTTCTAATGCAAAACTCCTATCATTAGCCCAATCTACAGAAACACGGAAAAAACCAAACCCACAAGTTACGGCATGTTCAAGAGCTGTGTCATAAGCAATATCAGCGTGTGAACGTCTTTGAATATGTTTGATTAATCCGTTAATAATTCTAGCAGTGTCAACATCGGTGTAACTATCAGCAGGTTTGATTTCAATTTGGGGCTTTTGCATTCTTGCGTCATTGACAACCTGCCTTATGAATGCTGGCAATTTGTTAATAGTTAAACAAGGTCTGCTATCTTCTAGCCTTTGGGCTTTTATCTTTTCGTCCCATTGCTCCCCAAGTCTTGAGAACTTAATATCAGATAGAGCAGACGTCCTGTTAAAAGAACTCTGCTCCTCCGATTCACGAAAACGCTTTAAAGCTTCCGTTAATATTTCTTTATGGTCTTTCAAAAAAACCTCCGTCAAAGGGTTCTGCACTGTCATCACGACGTTCATTGCGGTAATTATAAAATACCTGTGGCATAAAAGCAACAATTTATTTTTAAAATATATTTTATTAAAAAAAGTTTTATCCGCTCGGTGGAGCATTAGCATTTTGACTAGGAAATCCGCCACTTCTATTTTTTACTGTTGCCAGCCATTTTCGCCATAGTATTCTCGCTCTTCTCTCTCGACTGGCGGTTGGAACATATAAGGAAAGTCTAACTCTAGTGAATAGCGTATTGCGTCAAGAGCGTGATTAAACGCATCTACTGGCTCGCTTAAAATATCTCCATTCTTATCAACCTTATAATCATAATTGTTAAATTCATCTAAAACATTCTTGCAATCAGGGTGTATATAAATCTTTTTAAAAGACTGTAAAAACTTAATCCCTGTTTCAACGCTTCCTTGTCCTTTTTTTGCTGGTCTTGTGTATAATCCGTAATTTGTCATCTCGGAAATACTTTTAGGCTCGGCACTATCACAAGTTATAAAATCTGTTTTAGCAATGGGTTTTATTAATTCAGCGGCTTCTTTGTTAAGCAAACCTCTTTTATACACTTCATCACAAATATATAATTCTTCTCGCTGTATTGCACATCTAACGTATGCAAAGGGGTCTTTGCTAAAGCCCCAATCTATACCATGTCGATAATGTTCAAATTGTTCCTTGTTAAACTCTTTTTCTTCAAAGTTATTAAATACCAAGCCTTCAGCAACGCCAATCTCGCCAAGTCCATAAACTCGCCAGAAGTTATTATCGCCTTTTTTTCCTTCAATAAAATCAATAGTAGGCTGGTCAAGAAATGGGTTATCTTTATAAGTTGATTTTATCAGAATAGCATCGTCTTTGCCTAATAATTCAGAATGCACCCAAAACTTTTTAGTAGGATTAAAATCTATAAATATTTGCTTTCTTGTTCTCATCATTAACTGTTCAACTATTTTGAAGTTATGATGATTTGCTTCGTTGATATATAATATATCTCTTCTACCGCCATGAGCTTTGCCAAGCTTATCTACAGATAAAAACCTTATCTCGCCTTTGCCTTTTTTAAATATCTTGTCTGTTTTTTGATAATAGTCATCAAAATTAAAACCTAATTGCTGGCATATCTTTTCCATATCAGTTAAAACACCGCTTTTTAAGTGAGGTATTGACAAACCTAATATGTCTATTTGTTCAGCGTGCTTTTGTGAGTATAATACAAGGAGTTGTAAGATTGAATAAGTTTTTGTAGAGCTAGAACCACCAGAATTAATAATATATCTAATGTTATTCTTTAAAGCTTCCTGATTGCGATAAAATACTTCCGAAAATGTTATCATATTTCTTCAATGGCTTTTTTAGCTCTTTCGTCTGCTACAACTATTGTAAAGTCTTTGCCTTCTTTGCCTGTTAGTTCTACCTTATCAGGTGCTTTACCATAGTGTCTATCTAATACATCTTTTGTTGCTTGCCAATCGCCTTTGCCAACTAAATCATCTCTTGTTTTTAAAGCTTTTAGAACGGGTCTTTCTTTTAGCTGGTTTATTCTATCCGAAAAGTCTGGGTTATCCCTTAAATAATCATAAAAAGTTGATGTCGGAACATTAGCATAAAAACAAGCACTTAAAACACTTGCACCAATGGCAAAAGCTTCTTCTAGTTTTCGGATAACCTCTGGTGTTATTGCTCTTGGTCTGCCCATTTTGTTTTTAGCCATTTTATTCTCCCATATATTCAAAACTACTTGTTAATCTTTTATCGCTTGTAGTGTTTGCCAAGACACCGCTCGGAGCGGTGTCTTTTAATCTGCTTGGTTTTCTAGTCATGTACCAATTTTTATCTTTTTTTAAACCAAAAATAAAAGATGGCGAGCTTGTAACCAAAGAAACTCTATTTTTTGATTTTTTATATATTGTCGCTATTTCATTTAAAAAATGTTTACCTATTCCACAACCTTGATAATCAGGCAAAACAACAATTCTATGTATTTTTTTCATATTTTTAACTTTTGGGTGTGGAAAATGTAAAACAGCACAAAAAGCTACTGGAGTTTTATTTATTTCTGCTACATATATTTTAGCAGCTCCGTTTAAATCAGCACTCAAATAATGATGCTTTTTAAATAAATTCCATTCTTGTTTGTTTCCATATCTAATGTCGATTTTAATTTCAGGTCTTCGCCAAACCAACCTCCAAATAAATTCGTTTTTATCAACATCAAAAATCCAATTTGGTTGCAACCATTCTATAATATCATAATGACAGCTAACCGCTATTAATTTTTTATTTTCTTTTCTGATAAACTTAGCAATTGCATTAGAACTTATTTGAGCAACTTGTCTATCCACAACCGATGTAAATTCATCAAATATAACAGGCTTATCACTTTCTAAAATTATTCTTGCTAAATCGACTCTAAATTTTTGACCATTTGACAATATAGAATATGGTTTCAACCAATCTGGCGGACTGCTAAAACCTACTTTTGACAATATTTCAACAATTTGTTTTGGTGTATAAACATCGGAAAAATTGTCTATAATTGTTTTATTATTATCCCAATTAAAACCATTAAAATAATTATATGTTTCAAAACAATTTTGGGCTATGGTTGTTTTACCACTACCACTTGAGCCAACTATCAAACCTATATTCCATTCCTTTTCTTCAATAGGAATATTAATATCGTATTCTTTATCAACATTTTGGTTGTCATAATCAAACATAGATTTAACTTTATTGTTTCTAAAACTTTCTGGGATTGTATATTTTTTTATAAACTTTGCACTTGGCATTTTAAATTTCTTTCTACAAATTCATTATATAAACTTTCTTGTTCTGCTTCATCAGCACATTCAACAATAATTTGATATTTTTCTACATAATCACAATCTTTAACATTTGAATTATCTATTTCATCTAATTTAAAAAAATCATCATCAAACCCCAACAAATCAACATCAAAATCCAGCTCTTTTAATCCCTCAAACTCTACCTTTAAAAGCTCCATATCCCATTCAGAACCCAAAGCAAGTTGATTGTCTGCGATTATATAAGCTTTCTTTTGTGCTTCGGTTAGATGTTCAGCAGATATGCAAGGCACTTCTTTTATGCCTAATTTCTCACAAGCCATAACTCGGCAATGTCCTGCTATAATTCCATTGTCTTTATCTATGATAATGGGGTTTAAAAAGCCGAATTCCTTAATTGAGCTTGCAACTTGTTTTATCTGCTTGTCGCTGTGCTTTCTGCTGTTGTTAGCATAGGGAATTAAATCTGCTATGTTCTTTTTAATTATTTGCATTTCTGTTTTCTTTTTAGTCATTTTTTTACCTGTGATAAATTTGCAACACTTTATAAAGCACTATTTTAACCCATTTTCTTTGTTATTACAACGCAATTTTTAACCAACTATCTGTTTATTACATATCAATATCATTCTTTTTAAAGGAAGTTCGTTTATATCACATTCAACCCAAACCTCTTTATCTTTTATTTCAACATTTTTAACATCATAACCCTGTTTTTCAAACAAACCCCTAAACATAGCTTTGTAAAAAATATCCTGTGGCTCATATGCTATTTGTGGTATTTTAAAATTTAATGATTTATCAGC